CGGATTCCCCGACATTGAAAAGGCAGATAAGGAAGTAACCGCTATCACCCTCAGTCGTAAGGGTGAGAAGGTGCTGCTTGGCATGAAGGATTACACGCCAGCCGATGGCGTTCACTACATCAAGTGCAAGGATGAGTGGCACCTTCTTAGCAATTTCCTGAAGATCTGGCAGTCTGGTCGCTACCTTCCGGATATCGTGACCGGCTGGAATATCGAGTTCTTTGACATTCCTTATCTGGTTAACCGAATCAACGTTGTCTTGGGTCAGAACGAAGCCAAGAAACTTTCGCCTTGGGGTATCCTCGAGGAACGTAAGATTGAGGTTCGCGGGCGAGAGAATCAAACATACACTCCTGCTGGTGTCAATGTGCTTGACTACCTGAATCTTTATAGAAAGTTCAAGTTTGAGATGCAGGAGAGCTATAGGCTCGATAACATTGCCGAGAAGGAGCTTGGGTCTAAGAAGCTCGACTATTCCGAATACGGTTCGTTGAATGAGCTGTACGTGCAAAATCCCCAAAAGTTCTATGACTATAACGTACACGACGTTACGTTGATCGATATGCTTGAGGAGAAGCTCAAGTTCATTGAACAGGTGATTGCCTTCGCGTATGATGCCAAGGTCAACTACTCTGATACGATGACAACCGTTCGACCCTGGGATGTTATCATTCACAACTATCTTCTCGATCGTAACATCGTGATCCATCAGTTCAAAAAGACAGCGAACTACGATAATCTGGTCGGTGGTTACGTCAAGGAACCAAAGATCGGTATGAGCAAGTGGGTCGTTTCCTTCGACCTGAACAGTCTCTATCCTCACCTCATCATGCAGTACAATATCAGCCCCGAGATGATTGTCGAGAAGGAACCTTTCTTTCCCGTCGTTGAGTCTCTGGTCCAAGGTTACGCGGTCATTGAAGGTCCGCACGCAGTGGCAGCGAATGGCGTAAAGTTCCGGAAAGACAAGCAGGGTTTCCTGCCTGCGCTGATGGAAAAGATGTATAACGATCGCGTTGAGTATAAGAAGAAGATGCTTGAAGCAAAGCAGCTGCTAGAGGATACGCCGAAGGAAAAGACTGAGGAACGTAGGCTGATCGGTAACGATATCTCTAGGTATCACAATCTGCAGCTTGCTAAAAAGATTCAGCTAAACTCAGCCTACGGCGCTCTGGGCAATGAATATTTCAGGTGGTTCAGTTTTGATATGGCTGAGGCGATCACTATGTCTGGTCAGCTGTCAATCCGCTGGATCGAGCGGAAGATGAACGAGTATCTCAACCGAACTCTCAAGACGGATAAGGTTGACTACGTCATCGCTTCGGATACCGATTCGATTTACGTCAACATGGAGCCTCTCTCGCGTCTGGTTGAATCAGACGACACTATTGAGATTGTAAAGGCAATTGACGCTTTCTGCGAGCAAAAGATTCAGAAAGTTATCAACAAGTCCTACGAAGAGCTTGCGGATTATATGAATGCGTACCAGCAAAAGATGTTTATGAAGCGAGAGACCATTGCTGACAAAGGCATCTGGCGTGGTAAGAAGATGTATATTCTCAATGCCTGGAACATTGAAGGTGTGCAATACAACGAGCCTCAGCTGAAGATTCAAGGCATCGAGGCTGTTAGGTCTTCAACTCCGAAAGCTTGCAGGTCTAGCATCAAGGAAGCCATCAAGCTGATCATGAACGGCGATGAGGCAATGGTTCAAAAATATATCGCCGATTTCAAGGAAAGGTTCATGCAGCTGCCTTTTGAAGACGTGGCTTTCCCGCGTGGTATGAAGGGTCTCAATAAGTATAAGGATCGCTCGACGATCTACATCAAAGGGACTCCGATTCACGTGAAGGGAGCTCTGCTGTATAACGATCTGTTGAACCGTAAGGGTTTGACCCGTAAGTATCCTTTGATCGGCGACGGTGATAAAATCAAGTTTGCCTATCTCAAGACGCCCAACATTCTAGGCGACACGGTGATCTCAGTCGCCGAAGACCTACCTAAGGAACTAGATCTCCATCGGTATGTCGATTATAATATGCAATTCGAAAAGGCATTCCTCGATCCCATCAAGTCGATCCTAGAGATCATCGGCTGGGATACGGAACAACGTAGCAGCCTGGAGTCGTTCTTTGGCGAAGTATGACTATGGTGGCGGGTGTCCGTGTGGTCTATACCGAGAGTGTATCCCGCAGTGCGAAAATCATCACCCGTCTATTTTAGACGCGGCAAAAAAAGAGCAAGAAAAGAGAAAGAAGGCAAAGATGTCATGGGATGACGTAGGACCAAACCATTGCAATATGGATGGTACACCAATCATTAGAGATACGCGTACACGAAAGGAAACAAAAATGCAAGAACACGATTTCGGCTTCACGTTTGCGAACGAAGATGATTTCACTAAGGTGGAAAGAGTTGTTGATCAAGAGAAGCTCAAACAGCTTCGAGATATGATCATGCCTTTGCTTTTGAATCTGAAGAAGAATCCAGAGAAAGACATCATTCAGTGGCCAGGTAAGGATCGTATCAAGAGTGTCGATGCGTTCATCAAGAAGATGGATAAGTTACTACTTGACTAATCTTGCTTTTGACGGTATAATGAAGTTCCAATAAGGAGAAACATATGTCACTACGAGATCGTTTGATCAAAAACAGCACCATTGATTTTACTGCAACTTTGACCGATTCAAAGATTTTCGGCAAGAAGGATATGATCCCTACTCGAGTTCCTATGATCAACGTCGCTCTTTCCGGTAGGATTGACGGTGGATTGACGCCTGGGCTCACGGTGCTTGCCGCGCCATCAAAACACTTCAAGACCGCATTTAGCTTGCTGCTGGCTTCTGCGTTTTTGAAAGCGAATTCGGACGGTATTATCCTGTTTTATGACTCCGAGTTCGGTACGCCAGAATCATACTTCACCTCATTCGGCGTGCCGCTAGAATCTGTGGTTCATACGCCGATCACTGATATCGAAGAACTAAAGTTTGACGTTATGCAACAGCTGAGTGAGATCAAGCGTAACGATAAGATCATGATCATCATTGACTCGGTCGGTAACCTGGCTTCTAAGAAGGAAGTTGAGGATGCGATGAAGCAGAGCTCTGCTGCTGACATGACTCGTGCGAAGCAGCTGAAGTCTCTGTTTCGTATGGTCACTCCTCACCTGACTCTCAAGGACATTCCAATGGTTGTTGTGAACCATGTTTACATGACACAGGAAATGTATTCCAAGGCAGTTGTCAGCGGCGGAACTGGTATCTACTATTCAGCTGACAACATCTGGATCATTGGTCGTCAGCAGGACAAGGATGACAAGGAGCTTCTCGGATATCACTTTGTTATCAACATTGAGAAGTCTCGCTATCTCAAGGAAAAGTCTAAGATTCCCATCACTGTGAGTTTTGATTCGGGTATCAATAGGTGGTCTGGTATGCTTGACCTGGCTCTAGAGGGTCAATTCATTGTCAAGCCAAAGCAAGGCTGGTATGCTCGTGTTGATCAGGAAACTGGTGAGATAATGGGTAAGAACTATCGTGCGGCTGACATCATTGATAACAGCGACTTCTGGAAGGCAATCCTTGAAGAGACTAGGTTCGCAGAATGGATCAAGGAAAAGTATTCGCTTGGACAAGGGGAGATGATTCGTGATGACGAATGAATGTATCAAAAACACTATTTCTAGCGAGACTGGAAATGTCCGACACTCGACGATTTACAAAATGGACAAAGGTTTTCTCGTGGAGTTCTACGAGAATGACGTTCTGATGGGAACCAGAGAAGTGGTTGATCATACTCTGCGATACGCAGAGGATATGTCCGAGAATTACGTGTTGGGTATTCTAAAACTAGAAGGGAGTAACGATTGAGCAGCTTCGAACAAGTCATATTCGGTAACCTAGTCTTTCGTGAGGACTATGGTAGAAAGGTTATCCCATTCCTAAAGAAGGAGCATTTTCAAGACCGTGATGATAAGGTTCTTTTCGAGCTCATTGAAGGTTATGTACTGAAGTATAATCGCTTCCCAACCAAGGAAGCTCTCGCTATCGATCTCGTTAGTATGAATGGGATCAACGATGATCAGGTCAAGACTATCGTCGGTAACATTGAGGGTCTAGACTATGACCCTAAAACCGAGCTTGAGTGGATTGTTGATAAGACCGAGAAGTTCGTTCAGGAACGTTCGGTCTATAACGCGATCATGCAATCAATTCAGATTCTAGATAACAAGGATCAGAAGAAGGATAAGGGTAGCATTCCTCAGATCCTTTCTGATGCTTTGGGAATTAGTTTTGATACAAACATCGGTCACAACTTCCTTGATGATGCTGACTCTCGCTACGAGTTTTATCACCGCAAGGAATCTAAGGTTCCATTCAACCTAGACTACTTCAACCGTATCACTAAGGGTGGTCTACCGAACAAGACACTAAACATCGCGCTCGCGGGCACGGGTGTGGGTAAGTCTTTGTTCATGTGTCACTGCGCTGCTGGTAATCTGCTTGACGGTAAGAATGTTCTGTATATCACTATGGAAATGGCTGAGGAACGCATCGCCGAGCGTATTGACGCTAATCTCATGAATGTTAGCATGGATGAGCTCTGTGAGATGAACAAGGAAACTTATGACAAGAAGCTTGAACGCGTAAAGAACAAGACGACTGGTAAGTTGATCATCAAGGAGTATCCTACAGCTGCAGCTGGTTCAGCTAACTTCCGTCACCTGATCAATGAGTTGAAGTTGAAAAAGAACTTTAGCCCAGAGATAATCTACATCGACTATCTGAACATCTGCGCTTCGTCTAGAATGAAGTACGGCAACAACGTCAACTCCTACATGTATGTGAAGGCGATTGCTGAGGAGCTTCGCGGCTTGGCAGTTGAGTTCAATGTTCCGATCGTTTCTGCAACCCAGACCACTCGTTCTGGTTTCGGTAACAGCGACGTGGGTCTTGAAGATACTTCTGAGTCGTTTGGTCTGCCAGCGACAGCTGACTTTATGTTTGCTCTGATCACGTCCGAGGAGCTAGAAGGTCTCGGTCAGATTATGGTCAAGCAGCTAAAGAACCGATACAACGATCCTGCATCGTATCGTAGGTTTGTTATTGGTATTGATCGGTCTAAGATGAAATTGTTCGATGTTGAACAGGATGCTCAGGAAGGATTGGTTGATGATCGACCGGTAATGGACAAAACTGACTTTGGCGAACGTG